CATTGTAGTATCTATCATGCGTCGTTCATCTCCATCAAGACCACTCAGTAATATACTAAGGTGATCTAGGAATATAACACGACACTCCAATCCACTGGCAAGGTATTCGATCCTATTGTAAATAAGCTGCGGGTCAAAAGAACCAAAGCCGTCAAAAAGGTAAAGGTTCCAATTAGCAATGGAATTACGAAAATGCTCTTCGAGTTCTGATTGGTCATGTTCTTTTAATGTTAGATTTTTTCCAACTGCTGTGGACATCAATCCAAGAGCTGTTCTTCTATTACTTGCTTCAAGTTCCAAGATCCCAACCGATTCCCCTTTGTTAAGTAAGTCAGTTGCAAGGTAACGCATGATACTGGTCTTTCCTGACCCAGTGCCACTAGTAAATGTCGTAAGTTCTCCATACCTGATCCCGTGTAGCTTCTTGTTAAGTCCTTTGAAGGGGTATTCGTGGTCATAAGGTTTCTGTGGTGTAGTAACTAATTGTAATAAATTCTTTCCATCTACTATTCCATCTGGTCTATAGGGCTTAGCATCCCATATTGCTTTTCTTATCGCATCAGGTTCCTTAGCTTGCAACGCATCAGACGGATCTTTGTAGGACTCCATCCTTGCGATCTTGACCTTCCCCGCTGGTAAGACACTAGCCGCTTCTTCAGCAGCCTTACGTCCTGGTTCGTCGCCATCGAAGAATAATACGATCTCCTCGTACCCCTGAAATAAGGGTAGTTGTTTCTGTAAATCCTTCTTAGCACTCGCCGCACCGTGCGGTAAAGAAACCATAGGCCAGTTAGGCATTGCTTCATAACAACTTGCAGCATCTAACTCACCCTCAGTAACAACAATACGCTTACCAGTTGTAGGAAATAAATGCTGACCAAATAAAGTGTCAGTTGATTGTCCTTCATAGGTAAATACCTTTTGTTTATTCTTTATTTTGAATCCAGCAAGTAATCCATCGCTCGTGAAATATGGAAAGCGTAGAGTAGCTGCGTCTCTGTAAATCCTGAACTTCTTGCAAGTTTCTGCAGTGAGTCCTCTTCTTTTGAGGGCTTCAGGTTCTCCTTTAAAGTTGACATTCGTCATCGTCCGTGGTGATTGTGATTTAAGATTTATACCCTCTGCGGGTGTGTATTTGTGACATGAAAAACAGAACTTGTGACCATCAGAGTAAACTGAATTAGCATCTGATGAGCCACAATAATCACATGGTTCATGTGTCACAAATTCTGAGTCATCCATTATGTTAACCAATCTATTGGTAATGAGTGGTAAGCACACCAAGGGATGTCATGTTTATCACACCACTTAGCATACGTAGTTTTAGAACCTTTAGAAATTTTATTGTAAGGTGCTTGAAACACCATCCTTAAGTCTAAGTCTGGATTATCTCGCTTAACAGCAGCGATCTTACGCCTGTCTTCTGGAGACCAGTATCCTTTTGTTTCAAGGTATACATAGTTTGGCAATATAAAATCAGGGTGGTAATTATGCTGAATGGTATAAGGAACCTTGCAAGATTCGTACTCATATGTAACTCCGAGATTAGTAAGTAAATTTGCTACTTGCTCTTCTAGCTTAGACTTGAATTTAACATTCTTATTCTTATTTTCTTTTAATTGATTATAGGCTCGTTGTGCCCATTCAATAGGGTCTTCTTCAGAAGTCCTCTGTTTCTTCTTCGGCATTTTCTGCAGGTGGTTCACCAGCTTTAAAACCATTCGTCTTACCGAATAGATCTGCTACTTCGTCCTCACCCAGCTCTCCAGAATCGACACCAGCCCCATCAGATTTAACTGACACAACTTGTACGCCAACCAGCTTAAGAGAGCTGCCATAGGTAATCCCGTCCCGTAGAATATAAGGTTTTTGGAAGAAACCCAGTTTAACAGTAGATCCTCCATAAAGCGGTGTTTTAGTATTTGTAACAGGTGTTCCCTCTGTGTCTACCACAGGAGGTCTCTTATCCTCACCCCAAGAGAATTTTAATTTATATTTTCCATCCGAAACTTCTTCCCATGGTGTAGGTTTTAGGGTAGCTCTTTTCGGATTCTTGAGCTTAGACTCAGCCCATTTAAGAACTTCAGCCCTCTCAGTTTCTAGCTTATCGACGACCTTATCATCGACTACAGCCGAGAGTGAATAGCCAAACTTACCAGGTTCTAGTATAGCTTGGAATCCTTCTAGTGTAACAGTATCCGTAACGTGTACGTTCTTAGGCATTTTAACAAAAAAAGTAAGTTGATTCAATAACCGATTCAGGTTTTAAATCACCTATGATCGGTGGTGCTGTCTCTGCTCCTATCTGTTGAGCAAAGTCATTGAGATAATCATGCTCCGCAAATAGGTGCATGTATGTCTCTCTTATTATAGTCGATAATTCCTCCATGTCAACCGCTCGTGTGAGAACGCTGTCATGAATCAAGGCAATAGGCTTATCGAACCTATTAATACTTAAATGTAGTAGTGAAGCATCCAGTGAATGTATAAGATTAGGTGCAGTTGCTGCTCTATGTCTATTAATATCAGCCTCATTATTATCTGTGGCTATTTTTAAACGACACTCACCTAGTAACTGTAATCTAATATCTTTCTTTTCTTTTTTCATGATACGTTGATTCACTACGAACCCAGATGGTGTAACCCATTCTATTTCAGTAGCTCCACGTTTCACAGCTTTAGATACTTCTGTTTCTATCCATTTCATAACTGACATAGGACCAGGGACAACATGTTCCATAGCGTCCCTGACCGCAGTTACAGTAGCTGTTAGATCTTCCTTGTCGATCTCAATTCCTTTTTCCAATAGGGCATCACGAATATATGACCTATTGCTGTAAGGTTTAGCATTGTAGGGTATAGTCATAACTGTTCTTTTAACAGTTTTCCTGTCCATTACTTTCTGTATGTGTACAGGACAATTAGGTTTGGCTACCTCCGCTACAACCTTGTATGCGTCTTGTGGTCTATCAGCAGGCAACACATTGACGAGTTGTGCTGTGCTCCGATCTCGTGCGAGACCTGCGAGAATCTGAAGACCACTACATGTAGCATCCGTAGCAACACATAGACCAGTCGTAATACGAGTATGTTTGATACACACATGGTAATACTCGTCACAGGCTGATAAAAATTGCCACGGTTCGTCCGCTGCTTCCCAGTCACCAAGATTATCTATTGGATCTGTAGCTACTCTGGTAATCAACGGAATGTTCTCATTCGTCCACTCTAACCTTTCAGTCATTGTGGCTTTATCTAAACCATATGTAGTGGCTACTTGGAATGCCAACCATTTCTTTCCCTGATGTGTGATAATCTGCTCATCTGCAAAGCGAATAAGTGCCTTGCCAAAGTCAGTATCTTGAGGTGTAAGAAATGCAGGTATAGGATATGCCCTTCCCCTATAGTCGAACGACCACGGCACGAAGAATTTATCTCTATCCTTAAATCGATTGACTGCCTCCATAGTCATTCTAGTTCTGCAGGATCTTCTAAACTCTGCAGCTCTCTTATTCATTACTTCAGCAGCTTCTCTACGATACTTCTGACGAGCATCCTTGTTATCTGCTATATCAACTGGTTTAGGCGGTAGATCATAATGAATAATAGGTAGAAATTTACCTACAATAATTCCTCTATCTTGGAGCGTCTCTGCGACCATGATTGTGAAAGAATTTAATGTATATGCAACCTTCTGAATCTTATTCAAAAAGGCTAGTGGTGTTTCTCCCTGTATACAGTGGCTATTGCCTCTACGAACTAAGTCATGACCATGCATTACCTCATTTAGCATATATCCTCCAGCAGATTCATTAGTCCAATCTTTAGGAGGTATTAACATAGGCCAAGCTAAAGGTGCGAAT